TTCGCAAATTTCTCCCGGTTCGCATTTAGAGACACATATATTCTCTACACAAAGAGAACAGTCGTCACAATCTTCTGGCCCATTACAGGGGCATATAATAACTTCTTTTGGCTCACAAGTTGTACAAGGCTCTGCACAACGTATGATTGCCTCAATACACTCTCCCTCACAAGACTCAGGTATTTCAACATGTAATATACCATCATCGCCTATAACACAACTGATATTACCACAAGCGAGTTCTTTGTCGTACTCTATTGTGAACTTTCCGCATTCAGCTCCTACTGATGCTATATTTTCTATACTTATTTCGTAATTAAGATTTTTCATGCTATATCTTTATCTTGTGCAGAGATGTTAAATTTTCTAATTCGTAAGTGTTGTTGTTCGGAGTTTTTACTAGTATTTTGTCGTTTTGGTTTACGTAAAGGTTTACGCCGCATTCTACTAGGGAGTTTACATCTTCGTATGAGATGCTGCAAGACCTAAGTTTTGAATAAGTCTCTAAATCTAAATCGCAATTCTTATTTTCTGATAACTTGTCATATTCCAGCTTACACTGATTAAAAGTTACTTTTAAATCGTAGTGTGTTTTACAACTTTCTTGAATATTGACAACAGTGTCATAAACTATTTTACACTTACTGTCATCTAATAAAGACACTTTTACATCATATGTAAATTTAACACACTCTTTAAGTTTGACTTTAGCCTCAAACTTAGGCATTTTTATGAACATAGCCCTTTCCCATGCTTCGTAAGGTATGCACCTTCCATCTACCTCTTGTGGCTGATATTCAGAGTCTTCCAAAATAGAAATATCTTTATACTTAACTGACCCTGAAGGAACATCTAGTAAATTGTTTTTTACTCTCTGGGTTATTTTAGAAACTTCAATAGGGCACAAGTAGTTCTCATACCCTTTTAAAAGGGATTTCAAATGCCGTTGTAACGGTTTCAGATACTCTATAAGTCTTTGGGCTTCCCTTTGATAATCTTTTGAGCACTTACCTATCCCCCAAGTTTCGTATCCCCACTCTTTAGTAGAGACTTTGGCTATTTTTATTTCCGCTCTGTAAATGAGTTCTTTTAGACTTTCAATAGTGTCTTCTGTGCAAGACTTACATTCTTCACAATCTCTCTCAAGTTTGTTTTTAACAATTCTTGCATAGGTCATTTTCTAGTCTAGCCTTTATTAGTTCTATAATGTTTTTAGCTTCATCGTAGTTCCCAAGTATAGCCGCAGATTTTGCACCTTTTATATTTCTGTAAAGTTCAATAGCTTTTTCTTCTTGGAAATGATTTTTAGCGTTAGCTAGCATTATGTCTGCATTAGCTTCTGCTTGACATAAGTTAGCCCGAAATATTTTGTAGGGTTGTGTACAGCTTTCTAAACTAAAGCAGTATATTCCATCCTCCAATATTTCAGGCTCCTTATCTTTAAAAAGATTTACTGAGGTTATTTTGTTAGATTTGGTAGGGTCTATTTGTAAATCTACTTCTGCACCATTTGGAGTAGTTACAGTTACTGTTATGTCTGTAGGTATGGTGTACCCAGAGTCTTCCATCCAAGTACTAAAATCGTCATATACTAATACCTTACAACCTAGGTTGGTGAGATTTACGTTATAGTCGTTTTTTATACATCCACATGTCATTAGAATATATTATTGATTGGCTAAATAATCCTCTAAAGTTTCTAGTACCTTAGAACCATTCTCAACATATTCTACATAATGGATTCCTGTAGCTTTGTCTTCAAACCTAAAAACTTTGTGGCAATAGTCTACACCATGTCCACAAGAAGCTTCTTTGGTAAGAATTCCCGCCAAAGTGTTATAGTTATTACCTTTACTATCTACAAAAATACCTTTTAAGGCTTTGATAATGCCCCTTTTCTTAAAAATTCCCATATTACCTTATTGTGTAGTTAGAGTGGCCGACAAAATAGCCGGCCACTTAAAATTTGTTTACTCAGCGCAGCTGACATCTGCAATAGTCAGAGCAGATTGGTCTTTAACAGCATTCAACATGTTCTCTACAGAAGTCCGAGCAGCAGTGTCTCCACTAGGTACTAAGAAATAAGAGAGGGTTGTTGAGTGTGCATCGTAGTGAACTGCGTAGCCTGATTTTTTATGGCTTTGAGTTTCTAGAGTATAGACACAATAAGACTCATCACAGTCAGCAGTAGCTGCCGAACTATATCTTGAACCTTGGTCAGGAAGAGCAATCTTGCCTGTATAGTAGTTAGAGTTTCTGAAGTCTCCTCCACCTGCACCGTGGTGCTGTAAGTAATGCTCTTTATCCTGCCAGAAGAAACCTAGTCCTTTTGGCAACACTTGTTCTTGCTCTTGAACTACTGTCAATTCGGCATCTGACCAAGAAGGACTAAGTGCTTGAACATCTATAGTACGTCCCCAGTAGTTCGGTACTGGTTTATTAGTAGGTCCTGAACAGATGCAATCTACATCTACCGTGTCTACATACAAACGCATTGCACAAGTTTTACCTAAGTCAACTAAAGGAGTTCCTGTATCAGTTGCAGCAATATTGCCTCCATCTGAAGTTAATTCTACAGAAGTAGCATCTGTGTTGATTCGGATACTGATATCACAACATTTTCCTGTAGAGTCCAGTCGGTTAGCTTCACCAGTTACACCGTCTGTAGCTTCAAAAGCTTCATTGATAGATTGTATGATACGCTCTACATGACCTTCTACTGATTTTGTAGTGTCGTTAGGCAGAGTTGTATAGTCAAAAGATATAGGAGTTCCCCCATCTATGACAATTCCAGTAATACCTTCAAAGTGATCGCAATCTTTACAAGTTCCATCCTGTAAAGCTAAATCAAAATCAAAGTCATTTGGACGAATCCTAGAAGCTCTAAAAGGTTGATACTGTTCTACCAAGTCTTGTGCTTGGAAGTAAGTTTTCTCAGAGCCTAAAGCATTGGGGTCCTCTTGGAAATTAATGTTAATTTGGTCTACAATTTGGTCAAGTACATCTCCACAATCTGTAGAGGTGTCGCAATCATCACAGTTGGAGAGGTCTGGAGCAACTCCAGAAAATACAAACTCTGCACTTTCATTGAAATTGTACCTACTTCTCACAAAAGCATCGTCAAGGAAAACTGACAAAGAATATGTCTCTCCTGGACTCAAACAATCGACTCCAACGTTCACTACTTGAGGAACTGCACACCTGGGACCGTCTCCACTAGCACCTAATACACTTAAGCGTTTCATGTCTACTTCTTGTCCTGCAATGTATCGCAATTCGTTAGCCATCCCATCTCCTGTGGTGTCTAAACCTACAGCGATAGATACTCTATCTGCGTTGGGAATGTCTGACACATCTAGTGTGATGTTTTCTGTTGGGTCAAAAGCTACAGGCTCTCCATCAACTACATTTAAAGTTTGTTGGCCTTTTCGCCTTTTGCCTGTTGGTGTGATAAACACAGGCTGTCCTCCTGCTTTAAAAGGAAGGTTGTTTCTTGTAACTACAAAGTTATATCTACTCCAATTCATAATTAGTTATAATTTTTCAAAAATTAATGATTTTGTTTTGCTGGGTTTGTAAATCTTTTATATCTCCAATGTCCCTTAGTGCGTATAAGACCGCTAAATCTACGATGCTTTGACTAGCTAAGGTGGTGCTAAATTCGGTGCCAGAATCTTCTGATATTTCGTTTCCATAAGAATCTATATAGGCTGACCTAGAACTTAAGGAAGGTGCGTTTATGTCTGTAGGTTTTCTATAATAGTCAATTAAGACTTTTTTTATTTCAAAATCTTTTGGTTTCTTGAATTGAAAACCTTTAGACACTTTTATAGCCATTACATCTTCCCACTCATAGGAACTAGACCACATAGTGTTAGGTATGTTTTGGTCATAGCTGTCAGCTTTAAAAATTCTTATTGGTAAGCCTTCTTTAAGGCCGCACCCCTCTTTATATATGTCAACTCTCTGTCTTATAGTCTGGTAGTGGTTATTTTTAAACTCAGCTAAAATTTTACCACCATTTTGTTCTTTAAGTTCGAGAACCGAATCGTTTATTTCAAAAGGCCTTAAATCGTCTTTTACAATTTTAGAAGTGCCTTCTTGCTCCACCCTCTTTTCAAAGAAAGTATTTTGAGCTTCATTAAGGTAGCTACAGATATCTTCCACATCTATGGCTGTAGAATAGCTGGTATTTCTATGGTTAAGCCGTCTTTTAAAATCGTAAACTAGCTTTCTAGCAGGGACCATTCTATTTTCCTTCTACCATGGAAACTATTTCAGAGAATACTTCATCGTTTTCATCTAGGTACTCCATAACTTTCTCTAGATTATTTCCCAATAATATGTCTCCGTAGTAATATTTGTTCCCAGATTTTCTTAATATGATATTGTTATCTCTTGCTTGCGTTATAATGTCTCTGACACTGAGCTCTTTTTTAGGAGCATTAGTCAGCTGCATAAACACATCAATATTTCTTTTACCTCTAAACCCTTCTGTAATCCTGTCTTTGTCCGTAGTTATCTTACGGTAAAGTAGGTTTCTAAGAATTTTAGGGTCTGGGTTTACAATCTTAAGACCCATTGCTCTGGCTATTTTCTTCTTGCTTTCAAAGTCAAGCTTACTTAGCCTTTCTGTAGCTTCTATCGTTTCATCAACACTTCTAGTTTCATCATCCTCAATCTGAGCACCTGCCCTAGAAACTGAATAGTACACTTTACCACTCATTAGCGGGTCATACTCATCGTCTTCACCATATATCTTGAATCGGTCATCCGCTTTAATCCACATTGATTGTAAATAACCTATTGGTGTTTCATCATCAATTGTGGCTTGCCCTGAATCAAAGTACAACATAAACTCATCATGAGTAAAAAATGCATCCCTGATATTTCTAGGGTTAGCTTCAAGTATAGGCTGTTCTTCTTTATGATGGCCTCTCGGATAAAGTAAATTACACCTTGCAACCAGTTCGTTCAGTTTTTCCCTATCTTCTTTGGTTTTGTAAGGTAAACTTAAAGTAAATTTACCATCTGTAAACCTAGGTCTTACCCAAGATTGGGTTTTAGCAAAAACTTGTTTTTGATAAGGTCGTGTTTCTTTAACATTTCCTTCTTCATCATAAACCTTGATAACAGGGTTTGAGCTGTTATCAAAGTTCATGAATTCATTCTGGCGTATGTAATTGATTATTAAAAGTCCCATAAAGTTGTCTGTTTTGTTTTGTTAATCTTATCCTAATAGTGGTCTATACCACAACATGTAACTAGGGTCTTTGATAAAGCAACTGAACTCTCGTTCTGCTTCGTACATAAAGGCATTTTCTCTGCCTAGACCCTGTTTAAACCTATTCGCCAATTCTGGTTTACCTACAACACTACCTAGAGGAGAGAAGTTACCAATGTTATAACCTTCTACGTTCCTACTGGAGTTCTTGACCAAGTAAACATTAGAGTCTGGCCCTTGTCCATAACCGTAGTCAGTAACAAGTGCTTGGTAAGAAGTAATAGGCAATCCTCGATACTTCCTTGGCTCTACTTTTTCAGAGTCAAATAATGGGAAGTGTCGTACAGTAATCTTGCCCCAAGGGTCTAAGAATACTGAGCGGTATTGTTTTCTGTTGATTCCAACTCCTCTACGTCCTTCAAATAAAGGCTCTTCTTCAGAATAGTTAATATCAGAATCTTGAATGATGCCCCATTGTTCTGCTTCTCTACACCATCTCTGCCAGTTTCTAAGGAAACCTGTACCACCCCAAATCTCAACACTACGTTGACTAGGGTCTACTTTATCATGCCAAGCAGCTTGCAAGAAGTCACTAAACATGTCTAGGTTACCACCTTCTACAGGATAGTCGTATGTGTAAGCAGCTTCCAAGAATGGGAAGATACCCGGTCCGATCTTAAGGGGGTTGTTTGTAAGACTATCTCGGTAAGCACCTGCGAATTTACCGGCACTTCGTCCGTATGTCATCCAAAGGTCAACTTGATAGTTTACATTAGCTAAGAATTTCATTTCAAAGCTATTTACCAGAATATCTGGCATCATCTCTTTAAGTTCGGGGTCTGCTTCAGTGCGAGGGTCCGACAAGCGGAAATTCTTACTTGCACTATAGGCATCATCCGTCATTTTATGCTCAAAACCCATTCGAGTATTAGGCACTTGGAATTCCAAAAATGCATTGTCGTAACCAAAAGTTACGTTACCTCGTGTAGCTTGTCCTTCTCCAATGAAAGAACCAGACTGCATTGCCCGAGTACCAGCTTTAAGGTACTTGGCGGGGAGATACATTGCATCATTAGTTGTTATGATTTGTACATCATATATGAAACCTTCTCCATCTGGCTGGGGTCCCGACCTAATTATTAGAGGTATCTCTCTGGCACCTTCTAAAATAAGTCCATCGTTTTCACCATACCATTCTACATCAAGTTTAATCTTGAAATAAGAACGAGCAATACCTAGACGTTCCGCAGATTCTACGTTTTCAAGAATTGTAGCTCGGATATCCGATTCTCCAACACCTAAGCGATAGTTGACGTAATGTTTGTCAGTGTCTACAACTTTAGCGTTTCGTTCAAAGAACCGCATAAGTGTGCCATCTTTGTTTATAATGTTGCCCTTTGCATAAGCAGGGACATCATTAAGTGTCATCTCAATGGTCTCATAATCTACTAGATGAGGGAATGCTTCAAACATTGTCCTCTCTGTAGTAAGTTTGTTAAAATATCCTTTCTGGTCTACATGTTCATCGTATACCATGAACTCATTTGCGTGTACAGGCTTCATACTAATATATAAATTTTAATTTAATCTAATCCTTAATTAATTAAGTTTCCTTCTTTTGATACCATCTTGCTCTACTACCTGGCCTACTTTTTTATTTTTATCTTTAAGTAGTTTTTTAACATCTTTTTTACTGGATGCTTTCTTGCTAGATTTAGAGCCAAGCTCTTTTATTATTTTTGCAGCTCCACTATTTACGCTGGAGTCTTTAAAGCTTTCTAAGTTGAGTCCTAAAGCAACATTAATTATATGTTGCATTTTTAACTCAGGGTCTTGCTCCATTTCCCATATTTTCTTTTGGTAAGGAGTTACCCGATATTTTCTTCCATCCTTTTCAATAATTTCAGACTCTTTGAAAATTTTACTTTCAACCTCGTCCATTACTTCTTTAGGATACTTGACATTATTTATAACACCTTTTTTAAGAAGGCCTTTCATAGTGTCAATTTCTTCTTTCTTCTTTTTCTTCCTTTTGTCAATTCGTTCTTGAGCCTTTTGTTCGTTATCAGCTTTCTTTTTTTCATAACTTCTCCTAAAATGCTCTTGTGCGTCTCTTAACTCTTCTTCATCAGTCTCGTCATAAAATGCTCTGTCTGCGTATTTTTGAGCTTTTTCTTCGCTAAAACCCTTATCAGTATAGAAGTACTTTAAAACTTCTTTTCTGTCTTCAGCGTTTTCTTCTCCTGTCAAATCAACTTCTGAAAGTGTTTTGAGAGTATTCATCTCTTGAATATCTTCATTTTTCACTTCCCCATACAGTTGTCTAGCAGTTTCTAGCATCTCTGGAGTGTATCCTTCTTCTTGTAGTTCGCTAAGAACTTCTTCTCTAGCGGATTCTTTAAGCTCTTCTTTTTTAGCTTCTTTGAGGATATAGTTCAAGTCTTCATGAGATATATCTTCTTCAACTTCTAAATCTTCAGGCAAAAATCCTTCTTCTTTCCAACCTTGGGCTAATAAGAAATACTGGCTTTGCCCTTCTGAACTTGAATCATCATCCTCTTCTTCCTGTTCTTCAGAGATTTTTTTAACGTCAACAATTTCTTCTTCCTCTTCCTCTTGGGACCTAGAAATTTTTCTTCTCTTTATTCCGTCTTCTAAAGTATTTTTTTCTTTAGAGTTATCTTCTTTTCCTTCTTGCTCGCCATTAGAATCCCCAATTTCTTGAGAATCGTCAATATCTGAAAGAGCTTCGTCTTCCAAATCAAAAGGATTTACAAGAGTTCTCCTTTCAATATCATCTTTGTTGTTATCTTCCATACTGTTAATTTTGGCAGAAACAGAACTTTTTTGTTGTTCTTACTGCAATTATAAAATAATATTTTGTATTTACCAAATTTTTAAATAGTTTATATCTTGACTTATAGCATATATTAACTGCTTCGCTTATCTCTCAATTTTTTAATAGCGGCTTGGTAACTTTTATCAGCTTTATACATATCTGCTTCAGCCTTAGTTTTAGCAATACGCTCTTTAGATGCGTTATCTTTTTCAGTTTTAGTTATTAAATCAGATACTCCATCATTGTCAATATCGTACTGCTTAGCAAATTTAGTAATGTCAAGCTCTTTAATAGCCATTCTAAATTCGTTGACTACTTGTTCCCTCATCATCTCTAACGAGTTTTTGTAGTCCATCAAATCTTTCTTGCTTACTGTTTCTTGCTCAATGGCTTTAAGCTCGTTCTGTTGTGCTTGAGCTTGTCGTTCCTCAGATTTTCTTTCTACTTCATCAGCTATCTTCTGCATTTCAGAGATAGACTTAGCATTGGCCAACTTGATAAAGTCTTTCATGCTTCCATAATTGTTTTGTATGAAAGCAAGCAGATTGTTTTTCAAGAAATCTACTTTCTGGGTCTCAAAGAAATCGTTTACTACATATAAACCTATTTCCATGTTATCCCAAATTTCAGGAGACATTTCTAAATAAGCTCTATCAAAACCATCTAGTAATACAGATTTTTTAAGTTCGCTATCTTTAAAAGCTATTCTACTAATATTTAAGAACCCATTCAACACTCTTTCTACTACCTGTCTGTGTATGTCAAAATACTTGTACAGCTGCCTATCAGAAGCTTGTAAGTTCTGCACATTGTTGCCAGAAGTTAGATACGGACTAGGCTCCCCAAGTTTTGAGGGGTTATAGTACATTGAAGTTATTATCCTTTGTTCATACGCATCCAACTGTCTAAGAGCAGCAGCTATGTCAATATTGTTAGACATATCTATTGACCGAAACAATTTTTCATAGTCTCCTCCTTGCACAGCCTCTGAATCTAGATTTACTGGTAAGAATTTTAGATACCTGCCAGATTTGTAGAAATCTTGCCAACTGAACCCTTCAGGCCGCATCTTATGACTACCTACCATAACTTTACCTATATTAGTAGCTTCATACTCCTCTAATCTGGCAACCTGTGCATTGTACTTATACTGCCATACCTTACCATTGTCTATAAGACTCATGTTTTTAGAGTTGCCCATAAGGTCATTGTAAACACAACCATAAATAGACAATTTAGCTCCGAACGGGTCTTCTATAGACTTGTTTTGGTATGGAAGAGGCTCTATAAAAGCAAATATCTCTTCGCCAAGTATAACTGCATGCCAAGCTTCATCGGCTACAATATTTTCTTCTTTTACATCTCCGTTTAAAGGAGAGAATGTGTAGTACTCGTCTTCAAACTCTACTCTTTCTAAAGAAGTTTCTGGGTCTATTCTAGTAATTGCTTTCATCTTCCTTGTCCATCGGAAGGTCACATATTGCTCCAATATCCCCTCCATATCGTGTCCACGTCCAGAAGAAGTTTTACTGTAAAGATTTGCTATTTTTCTTTGCCCTTCCCTAGTTCTGGGGTCAATACCTTTTTGAAGCTCAGGATTGTCTGCTATATCATTTAACAAACGTTTTTCTATCTGCGGGTTAGGCTCTGTTCCCCTGTAAGAAGTTCCATTAGCATGAGGCCCATACAACTCTTGTAGTCTATCTATCTCAGACCTTTTAAGTACATTGCCATACCTTTTTATGACATCAGTGTAACTTAACATCTGTCTGTAAGTGGCATATTCTGCATCTTCTACAAAACGGGTATGCTCACTTCCTCCCCACTCTACATACTTTACATTGAGGGGTTCTAGATGTACTCCTTTTACATTGTCTACGTGTAGTCTATAGTATTCCTCAGCATGTTGTATGGCGTTCTCATATCCAAGGTCTAGTTTATTTTTTATGTCATACCTGCGCATTCCATAGTCTATGTACTTTTGCCAAATAAGCTCACTATGGGTATTATTGTTTTTAAGAGCGTCTATTACATGCTCTGGAGTCATTTGCTCTGTAAGTTGCTCTAGTTGTTGTAGTTGTTCCTGGTTGAGTTGGGATTCGTCCTCGACCCCCATTTGTTGTAAAGCTTGTTGTCTGGCAGGTTTGACTTCAGTTTCTCTTAAATAGTCTTTTATCAGCTTTACTTTATTTTCTTTTCTTTCGTTTAAAGCTTTTTCAGAGTAGTCTATAATTATAGGGTTTAAGGGCCGCATAGCATTTTCCGCCACTATTGATTTTGAAACCCTGTCAATAACTGGAAAGTGTCTCAACTTTGGACCATCTAAGTTCATGTACTCATCCCCTAGACTAAAGTTGAAAGTTGGTTTTATATTCTCTAGCTGTCTCCAACGACCATTGTGTAAATCTGCATTCTCTTCTATCCTATCTATTCTTTCCCGGCTTCTAAGACCCTCTGACCTTTGAGCATAATACCAAGCTAAGTCTTTAGCAATTTTTTTATTACTTTTATTTTTATTCTTCCATGTAGTGATGAAAGGTATATCTCCAAAAGGTCTGTTTGAATTACTGTCTGAAGACTCTTTAACTTGCTTTTTTACGGCAGCTTGAGTTTTCTTAGCATTATTAGTTACCTTATTATTCATATTTTAAACGTTTAAAGGGTCTCGCACATACCCCCTGTTTCTCTTAGTTACATTTGAAATCATCCCTCTTAAATCTTTTGTTCTTTGTTCTTCCTCTTCTGGGTCTTTTTTAGACCTCTCTGTAGATTTATATTGTAAGTAGAAAACAGCTACTAGGAAAAATGCAGAAACTGAGTCATAGTTACCCACATCTCTTCTATAAGCTATAAGCTCATTTACTAGTCTTAAAGAATTTAAGTTTTTAGCTACAGTTATTTTCTCTTCGGTATACTGGTCTCCTATTAAAGATTCTTCTATATCTACTGGAGTTTTAAGTAGCTGTTCCGCCAAACTTTCCAACTCTCCAATCATTCCAGGGCTTATGTATACCCCAATGTCATATTTCTTTGATTGTTTGAAGTTGCCATCTAAAGCTAAACTAGGCCTTGGTTGAAGCATATGATATCTTCTAGTTGACCTGGCGTATGTTTTTATTCCTGTTACGTTAGTCTCTGGGAGTATTTTAGCTCCGTAATGAGTGGCTAGTTTAAAAGCCATTTCATGGTTTTTGTCATAGTCCTCATACCTGCCCACCCACTCTGCTACTATGTTTAATTGATAACTGTCAGGGTTTTGTAAATCAAAAAACTTGAAAACTTGAACAGCACAAAGTGAAGGACCGTCCTCTTGATCTTTAACTTGGTCAACTGAAACTATGTACATAGGCCTAAAATAGGTGGGCTTAGGCTTATGTTCTGCAGGAGGTTCATATATAAGGACTGCTCCTTCTTTTTGCCCCTTTTTCATAGAATTTTCTTCTCCGTACTCTAATATAGGTTTGTATTCTCCCCCCAAATCAGGTTTAAACTTTGTCACAGTTTTTTGCCTGTCTAAGTATTCTATAGAACCTATTTTAGATATTCTGTCAAACCCCCCTTCTTCCAATTCCATTTTTCTGCCAAGTAGGTCTTCTATGGGAAAGTTATTAGTTCCCGACTCTACAAACATTTCAGAAGGTACAAAAGGGAAAGACCTTACATATCTTTGATAAGCTCTGTTGCCTTGTTTCTTTTTCTTTCTTCTTTCTTCAACATCGTCTTCCCAAGCTTCTTGTATGAGAGTGTTTCCTTCAGGGGTTTTATAGTCTGTCTTTCTGTAATACGAAGGTATAAACAAACCTATTGGCTCATTAGTTCCAGAAAAGATGTCTTTAAAAGATAGAGCAGTTACAGCATCTGGGTTATAGAAAGCCTTTTTAATCTCTTTAATTTTTTCCATATTACCGCCGGTACCAGCATACGCTACCCAACCAAACTTTCTTCTTCTCTCCAGAATGGCTTTGTTTTCTGCATCTACAGAATTGAACTCACTTAAAAGACCTGCCTCATCAACAATAATCTTTTCAGCACCATGTCCTACTGCCGCATTGGGGTTGTTGTGGAAAGTAACGTGTACTATCTTACTCCCAGAACCTTCCCTACTTTGCCCATCTTTAGATTTGACAGCTTTTACAAATTTTTCACCTGTTTTGTTAAGAACACCTGTTGTTGGATGAAAGAAATACCCCACTTTACTGTAATCTCCTGATTTAAAAGCACCTACATTCTTCTGCAAATTCTCATAACTGTCTCTAAATTTGTCCAAAAACTCTTCACTGTAGTCAGATTTTACAGAGCCCACAACTACCGTAGAACTAAGTCTTTTCTTGCTGACAAAATGGTCAAAACTTTTAGCTCCGTCAAAAACAAAAGAGTGTAAAGCAATACCATTAGAAAGAGAATAAGACTTACCCCCACGCCGAGTTGACATTAAGATAAGATTCTTTTTTTCGTTTAAATATAGAGGCTTTCCTAATGGTTTATCAAAAGTACTGTAAAGAACTTTTCTTGGGTCTCTATATTTTTTATACTCTCCATTGCTGTTTACCAAATGCTCTCGGTATATTTCAAGGAATTTCTTATCTAGGTGAGACAGTTTTTCTCCCCTTTCTAACTTGCCTACAGGTTTATAAGAAGTGTATTCTTCATCCCCTTCAAAACCAGAAAAACCTTCACATTCACTAAAAGCGTAGAATAGTAGCCAGTCTACATCCCTAAGAGTGGGAGATTGTAAAACTTCCTGACTATAATCATCCTCATCTTTTATGATGCACATGTTTATGTAGAAGTACAAATTGCCAGGCATAAACCTATACCCTCCTTTACCATCTTTAAAATCATGTCCCCATATTCCGTCAAGGCATTTCTTAGTCTGCTCTATCCAATACCTATTATACTTTGGGTTTTTAGGATTTATTATAGGGTGTTCCTTCACAACAAAGTCATCTATGTTATAAAGGTCAAAAGGTACAATCCTAACTGGCTTGTGCCTTGTTATATCCGAATAATGCTTCATTAACTACTAGTTCGATTGCCGAAGGTCGGAAAGTCCGCCAGTTTCTAGACCTCCTCTCATCTCAGGCTTATTTCTTTTCTTTTTACTTTGTTCAAACCTTTCTTTTATTTTGTCCAGTTTTTCCCAAATAACATCCATTTTAGTAAAAAGGTCGATAGCTCCTTTGACATTTTTATCTCCTATGTCTAAGTCATTCAAGTACATTGTAAGCTCTTCTGCTTTATTAGACCAGATTTGATAAAGTCGTTCTTGTCGTTCTAGTACGTTGTTTTCGTATGCTGCTATTAGATAAGCGTATTTTTCTTGGTCAAAATCTATTGAATCCCCTAAGTATTGCTGAACAAGCTCTTCTCTTTCATTTTCAAGCATTTCAAAAAAGGGAGATTTTGGGTCTATATACAAATAAATTGCCCAGGCTAATTTGCTTGCTACTTTCTTACTTTCTTTTTTGATTAAAGTTTGAAAAGAGGGAAGTACTTTTACTTCCGGGTTTTGTTCAAAAAAATCTTCTGTTGGGTCTCCTTGTATATACATTCTAAAACTTTTAAAAATAGGGTAGATAAAGCAGGACGCAAATATCTACCCTAGCGAAGGTGAGCTAACTAAGGGGAAACTTTAGCGTGTATGAACAACACAACGCTTTCTTTCTTAGGATTTTTAACCCAAACATCCCTTTCATTTTTGATTAGCCTAGGCTCACCGTCTTTAAAAGTCACAACTAAATTTTTAGTTATTTCCTTAAGTTTGCCTGAAGACTTTTGTTTTTCTGTAAAAGATGTTTGGTCATAATATGTGGCTTTTATACCCTCTTCCGTTATTACAACATCTGCGGTACACCCACAAGAGGGTTTCACATTTTTTATTTTTTCAGAAGTTTCTTTACCAGGCTCTTTAAAAGGAAAAAACACTTGTTGAGAACTGTTTTTTCCTATCGTGCCCAAATCTACTACAGATTCTTTAAATTCTACTTTCATTTAATTAAAATTTGCTGTTAGTTTAAAATCTATGGAAAACTTCTCTTTGTAAGCTTTCCATTCTTTTTTATTTTTAATGGGCCCCCACAACCCATTGGAATCTGTCTCGCTAGGGTTTAACATCTTTTCAAAAGTGTTACAACCACATACGACACAACTACCTTCTCTTACGCATTGAGGACACGATAGCATCCTAAACATTATCTGCTCTACTACATGCTTTTTTAAGAAAAAGTGTATAAACTTTGACTTAGCAAAGCTGTACCATTTTAAGGGGTTCACCCAATCCTTAAGGCGAGTCTTTTTAAGATTCACTTCTTATCAAATTTAAAGGTTCCTTAATAATAGCAGTTATGCTCGTGGGGTCTAGCAAGAATGTTCGATAATCTCTGCCCGTACTACGAGATTTTATTTTATCAGTTACAAAAATATAACTGTTTTGTATGTTGGCAATGTTTGAAGCATACTTAGGAACTTCAGAACCTACAGGTTTACCATTAGAGTTGCCAAATCCGCCTTTATTCCAAAGATCATATTTAGGATTTGTAAAAGTTGCAAAGTCTCTGTCTTTTAAAGAAATAATAGTTCCTACAGGGTAATCTTCTAAAGCTTTTTCAGAGCCTCCTAAAACTTTACCTACTGCAAAGTAGAATGTAGGTTTGTAATTTTCTTCCCCACTAGGCATTCCAACCAATTTCAAACGCCTGTCCATTTCTTCTTGAAATGAAAATACTTCTATTACGAGATTATTACCTCGGAATTCATAAGATTCTAATTCATCAAACCTGCTTTCGTCTTCTAAAAAATCTTTGTAAGAATCTACAATCTTAGATTCTAGTTTTTTAGCTTCTTTCAAAGACACTGTATCGGCAGGTTCTGTCTTTTTATCCCCGGGTAAATTTACTATTGGCCCTTTACCTTTCATGTTTTTCTTGCTCATGTTTAATTCTTTTTGTTGTAATTCTTTTTAAGTTTACGTACATGTTCTAAAGAGTCTGTTAGCTCTTTAATGTTTTTCAGTTTTCTTTTTACTGTTTCCTCTTTAAATATAACTGAACTATCTAAAGAACTTTTAATTGAATTTATTTTGCCTTGTACCTTGTCAAAACTGGGTTTTATGGTAAACATACCCGGCACTAAAACAGTAGGCAAGTTATTAGAAGAACATAGTTTAGCTGTTTTATCATAAAAACTGTAGAAAAAATCTCTCAACATATTTTTATCTAAATCTTTAAACTCCTCTTTGTTTGAGACTTTCTCAATAATCTCATCAAATATTTCTTCTTCACTTTTATGTAGTTGCATCCTCAGACATCCATTTAAAGTTAAGTGTGAAAGTTGCCTCTCCTTTGTTAATAGCCTTTTCTGGAAATAGTATCCCAGGAATTACTATATTACCTCTTGACACTTTAATAAATTTTTTAGAGCTTATCCTAGTTTTATACTGAGAGATAGTGCTGCGCTTAGTAAAGTTTTTATTGGGGTAGTGGTTTTTTATGCCTTCTTCCAATACATCTAAATCTCCTATGTCGTGTCCCAAGTACTTCAACATGCAACAAACTGTTAAAAACTCAATCTCCGTTGGAGTGAGTTTAAAATCTCTAGGTTGGAAAGAAGACACTGCACTTATGCACTGCCTAAAGTAGTCTTCCAACCCAAACTCTAAATTTATTTTTACGCCTTTAGACATTTTCTGCTATTTGTTTATACTACAAATATACTAAAAATATATTGAAAAACAAATTATAAACTATTTATTTAATTTTTTGTAAAATAAGTAGGTTATTTATTTGTTTGTTTCAGAAGATTTTTGTATATTTGTAATATGGAAACAAGAACAGCAAAAGTAAAGTTTACCGATAAAGGACACTTGTATTACATAGACAACAAAAAAGCTATATCAGTATCTGCCTATGTTGGTAGTTTTAAAGAAGAATTCAGAGCAGAAGAGATAGCTGGCAACATAGTTCTAAGAGAACAATTGCCAGAATTATATGTTAAGTCAAGTGAAAAACACAAAGGAAATCCTTATGAGATAATAAAAGAGCTTAAA